CGAAACGTCTACAAACAGTGAAAAAAAATAAATTCAAGAGTGGTACGCATCTATTCTATAGTATCAAGTAGGTGTAGTACCACTTTTTAAAAAAAAGCGCGAAAAATATGGGAGCACAATTAGCAGTAATGGCCGGAATAGCAGCAGCAACAGCAGCTGCAAACGCAGCAGCAGAAAACCGGAGAGAAAAGAAACAGAAGAAAGAAAACAGGTACATGTTAGAAAGGCAGCACCAACTAGGGCTAGACATGTGGGCAGCAACAGGAACGCAAGCACAAGTAGGACAGCTAGAAGCAGCGGGCCTAAACAAAGCACTGATGTACGCAGGAAAAGGAGGCGGAGGACAATCCGCAGGAATGCCAACAGGACAACCAGCTCAAATGGCTGATCAATCAAAATCAATAGGAATGGCATTACAGACAGCAATGATGGCGGCACAAGTAAAAAACATCGAGGCAGACACAAAACAGAAAGAAGTAACAACCGAAAAAACAGCAGGAACAGACACAACAGAGTCCCAAAGCAGAATAGCGAAATTAGCAGCAGAAACACAAAACGCAGCACTGCAAAACCAACTAATGCAATTCGACAAAAAACTAAAAGCAATAGAAGTTCGAATTCAACAAGGCGGGGAACAAGCAAGGACAGAACAACCGGAATTAGTAAACCGGGAAATAAACCAATCTATCGAAAAAATCGTAGCGGAAACGAGGACTGAAATAGCAAAAGGTAAAGTAGCCGAAGGAACAGCAGAAACAACAATCAAACAAGCACACGCAGCAGCGTTAGAACAAGCATTGAGAATAAGCCTACAAAGGCAGGGTATCATAAAACAAGGAATAGAAACCCAAGAAATCAGAGCGAAAATTGAAAAAATCAGCGAAGAGATAATAAGGATGCAAGAACAAACAAAGCAAGGACAAGAAGGATTAGACCAAAACGAACAAAGAATCCTACTGGAAAAAATTCAAACAGAATTCAACACAGGAGACAGCGCAGAAACGTTAAGATGGATCAACGCTATCGGAAACTTAGGCATGAGAGCGGCAGAAATGTACATCAAAAAAGGAAAGCCGGACGGGAAATAATAGAAAAGAAAAAGGGGGGGGCGATGCCTATCGCGAAACGCGAAAGGCCCGGGCTATCCGGTCGTGGCTCCCTTCTATCCCTATCGCGCTTACGCAAGAGTAACCCGCAAGGGGGCCCCGACTCCAAAAAAAATTACCTGTCACGCCCCCTGTGGGGGGGATTTTTTAAGTCGTTACCCCTCTTGCGGGGCACCCTGTAGAAAAGGAAACCTAAAACTCAAAAAATATGAATTGGACAACATCAACATGCTACTTTGACGAAAAGGGAAAAGTAATGAATAAAAAGCGAATAGAAAACGGGGAATACGTCATACACAAAAAAGAGGAGAAATACAAAAAAGAAGATGAATTTAACATGAAAAAAATCATCAATTATCACTGTAAACCGAATCCGCAAACCCAAATAAAATTTGGGACGACTATAGCTTAAAACGCATGTAATAAAGCCTAAAACAAAATTGACAAAAGCAAATAAAAATGTGCCTTTATCCAAGATTAATAAGAAATAAAAAGTACACGGCAACAATAAAGAACAACGGCAACATTCCGGAACCAAAAGATAAAAGGGTACTAGCAGTACCACTCAAATGTGGGAGATGCATGGAATGTCGAAAAGCAATATCGAGGGAATGGCAAACAAGATTAAACGAAGAAGTACGACACAACAACAAAGGAAGATTTGTAACACTCACAATAAGCAACGAAAGTCTCGCCGAATTAGGAAACGAAATAGAAGTAACAGGTTACGAAAGAGACAACGCAATAGCAACATTAGCAACAAGAAGATTCCTAGAACGATGGCGAAAACACGAAGGCAAATCCGTCAAACATTGGCTAATAACAGAACTAGGACACAACGGAACGGAAAACGTACACTTGCACGGCATAGTCTGGAATAAAAACAATAAACTAATAACAGAACGATGGCAATACGGTCACGTATTCTGCGGGGGATGGCTAAGCGAACAAACGGTCAACTACATTGTGAAATACGTACACAAAACAGACCTAAAACATCCAAACTACAAACCAAAAATACTAACAAGCAAAGGCATCGGGTCAGGATATATGAAAAGATTCGATGCAGAACAAAACAAATTCAAAGGGTTAACAACGGTAGAAACATACAAAACAAGAAGCGGCACCAAATTAACACTGCCAGTATACTACCGAAATAAAATATATAGTGAGGAAGAACGAGAACAACTTTGGTTACAAAAACTAGACACACAAACCCGATACGTTGACAAACGAAAAATAGACATCTCCAAAGGACCAGAAGAATACTACGCACTACTACAAGAAGCACAACGCAAAAGCGCAAAACTGGGATACGGAACAGACGAAACAGATTGGGATAAAAAAACCTACGAAGAAAAACGCAGAGACATGTTATACGCAGAAAGAACCAAAAAAACAACAATACAACCAAAGAAAATATTTACATATATTTACGTAACTGAGGACGGAGAAATAATCGAACCTCACGAGGTTAAGAACGGCACCTATATTAAAGAACGTTCACAAATAATTAACACAAAAGAAGATGAAATTAACAACAAAACAACAATCACAAAAAGAATCACCGTCAGAGCAGCTAACGGAAGTTGAGACAATTCAAAACACACCATTCACAATGGTGAAAACACCAAACGGGTATTTCCTAGCATTAGGAAAATACAAACTATCCGAAGAATTACCAGTAAAAGAGGAAGTAAAACAATTAATAACACCTCACAATTGGGATTTACTATTTAAAGTAATCCAAATCTTTCAAATGAACCAAGAAAAAAACTAACACAAAAATGAGCAACAAGGTAACAATAGGCGGAGACCGACTAGGAGCGGGAAAACGCGAATCCGTAACGATGCACGGATATAACAGAAGCAATCACGACCTTAGCTACGCATGGAGGTCGACATTGGCAGCAGGAGTATTAACTCCCTTCCTAAAAAAAGTAGCACTACCAGGCGATACATTTGACATTGACTTACACGCAAGCGTATTAACACAACCAACAATAGGGCCACTATTCGGAAGCTTCAAACTGCAGTTAGATGTATTTCAAGTACCAATCAGATTATACCAAGGCATGTTACACATGAACATGTTAGGAATCGGGATGGACATGAGTGCAGTAAAGCTGCCAGTATTCACTCTGACAGGACAAGCTATGAAAAGTATTAACGACTTCGAATACATTAACCAATCAAGCGTATTAGCGTACCTAGGCATAAGAGGCTTAGCATCAAGAGGGTACCAAGGGTTAGTAGTAAGAAACTTCAACGCTATACCATATCTAGCTTACGTTGACATATTCAAAAACTACTACGCAAACAAACAGGAAGACAACGCGTACGTAGTACACAGCACGCCAGCAAGAACACTTTCGGGAATAACAAACACAAACGCATTGGTAGGGTCTACACACAGCCCAACAACAACCGCGATATTGGTTACGAACATAAACTCACCGACAGTCGCAATGGTATACTCAACAACGTTCGAACCAGTAGTACAAATAAACATTCAATTCCCAATAGGCGAAGTAGTAAACGGGCTAACAATTGACGACTTCACAATAAACAGCCAACCAATAGGTGGCGGAGGTGGAGCATCACAAAGACCCGCGTCAGATTTATTCACGCGGATAGAAATCGTAGGAATAAACGGCACGAACGCAACAATAAACCTAAGAGGACCAAAATGGATTATCGGAAGCAGCAGAGAAATCTCAGCAGCATACTGGACAAGCAGCGCAAACGCAATAAAAGGTACCATAGACTTGTACCCATTCAGACTAAAAGACATTGACGATTGTAGAGTAGCAATACTACAAAACAACAACGCGGCAGCGTTCAACCTGTCTACATGGGCAACAACGAACAACAAAGGACCATACAAATTCCTATTCGAAGCGATACAAAGCGGAACACAACCGAACATAACTCGAACAACATCGCTTGAAAAAAACATGGAGGGACTATTGGTAAAAACTTACAATAGCGATCTATTCAATAACTGGATATCGACAGAATGGATTGACGGACCCAACGGCATCGCAGCAGTAACAGCAGTAGACACGACAGGGAACAGTTTCACAATAGACGAACTGAACCTAGCTAAAAAAGTTTACAACATGTTAAACAGAATCGCGCTAAGTGGTGGAAGTTATGACGATTGGTTAGATGCAGTATACGACCATGACAGACAACGAAGCGCAGAAAATCCAATGTACATGGGTGGATTAATCCAAGACGTACAATTTGAAGAAGTAATAAGCACCGCAGCAACAACAACAGGCGATTTAGGACAAATAGCGGGAAGAGGAAGGCTAGGAAACTTCAAAAAAGGTGGTAAAGTAATCGTAAAAGTAAGCGAACCGAGTTATATAATCGGTATAGCATCATTGACGCCAATAATCGACTACAGCCAAGGCAATGACTGGGATAACAACCTAGTAACTATGAACGACTTACACAAACCAGCATTGGACGGAATAGGTTTCCAAGACCTAATAACCGAACAAATGTACTGGGGAACAAGCTACCAAGGAGTCGCAGACGCAACCAGAGCAACAGTAAAAGCAAGCGCAGGTAAACAACCGGCATGGATCAACTACATGACAGCGGTAAATAAAACGTTTGCAAACTTCGCAAACAAAAAAGACCAAATGTGGATGACACTAAACAGACAGTATGAAGTCAATTGGGCATCACAAACTGACCAAGCAATAAGAGACCTTACAACGTACATCGACCCAACGAAGTACAACAACGTGTTCGCGGACACAAGGTTAGACGCACAAAACTTCTGGGTACAAATAGGGGTAGGAATCGAAGCACGAAGAAAAATGAGTGCAAAGGTAATACCAAACCTATAAAACACCACTGGGGGGCGGAACCGAGGACGGTACAGGGTAGCCGCAAACTTAAAAACAAACAAAATCAAAAATGTTTAAAACCAACGGACACATTTCAACCGCTCTGGGAGCGGTAGAAGTAACAGAAGGCGAATCAATCGAAGAAAAAGTAGAGAGAATCGTAAACAACAAAGAGCCCATAAAAGACGGAGCACCTCCAATGTTCACAGAACGAGGTAAAGGAGTACTAGCAAGTACAAACATAAGAACGGATAGATTTTTAGTCGCAATAGAAGCCACTGAAAAAATCGAAAAGTCTTACAAAGCAAGACGAGAAGAAAGACAAACAACAGACGGGAAACCCGAGTCAATAGATGGCAAGGACGAAACGTCTACAAACAGTGAAAAAAAATAAATTCAAGAGTGGTACGCATCTATTCTATAGTATCAAGTAGGTGTAGTACCACTTTTTAAAAAAAAGCGCGAAAAATATGG